TACAGCCATCTCATGCTCCTACGTCTGTCGTGATGATGGCTGCGAACGAAGTCGAAGTCATCGGGTCGGTCGTAATCTTCTGCGGACGGAAATTACTGCCGTCATACACCAACGCATAGCCCGACTGCGGGCCAGTACCGGCTGAACCAGCCGACATTTTGATGTAGCCGTTGCCGTACTGGTCTGCAACATAAACCGAACCACCAGTACTGTCTACGTTTAGCGACACCGCATTACTCATCCCGGAGTTCAACTGCACAAACGCAGCATTGGGTTGCGACTGGCTAAGGATGCTGTGGTTGTTGCTGCTGTCAAGTTTGACAATTGAGTTTCCGGATGACTCAACGTACATTTGGGCTTGCTGGTTGGATTGCGGTCCTACAAGACTGACGTACCCGTCAGATGGGATGTATGCGGATGTGGTGGTGTCCCAGACAAGGGGCTGACTGTCGTATGTTCCCGCTGCAAGCGTGGCACCCTGCGGGCCTTGTGCCCCCTGCGGACCCTGTGCACCCTGTGGACCCTGTGCGCCAGTTGAACCCTGCGGACCGACATCACCTTGAGCACCCTGAGGACCCTGGCTACCGGTAGTACCCTGTGGACCCTGTGGACCTTGCGGACCTACATCGCCTTGGAAACCCTGCGGACCTTGCGGGCCTTGTGAACCGGTCGCTCCCTGCGCACCTTGCGCACCTTGTGCACCGGTTGCTCCTTGAGGACCCGTGTCACCTTGGAAACCTTGAGGACCCTGAGGACCCTGTGTTCCTTGCGGTCCTGTCGCTCCTTGCGCTCCCTGAGCACCCGTTACCCCCTGAGGCCCCTGAGTGCCCTGAGGACCAGTGTCTCCTTGCGGACCTTGTGAACCTTGCGCACCAGTGGCACCTTGAGAACCAGTCGCTCCTTGGCTTCCCTGTGGTCCTTGTGAACCCTGTGCACCCTGAGGGCCTGTAGCACCCTGTGCACCCGTAGCACCCTGACTACCTTGCGCACCGACCGGGCCTGCTGCTTCCGAACCGACAACGGTGATGACGTGGCCTACTGCCACACCAATCGACTCGAACGCCCGAGTAACGGTAACGGCAACAGATGCCACTAAAGCCTCGTAACGTCAGCGAGGACTGTCACAGTGCCCTGTAGGACCGTTGTAATCGTCCCAGAGGCGTTCTCTTGCAAATCCCAGTAGTAGTAGCCGGGGTCCAAGGCTGCGGTGCTTGTAGCCGAAAATACGGCCTGCATCACACCATTCGCAGCGTCAGTGATAGCACACGTTGCGATAGCAGAAATAGCAGAGATGTCAGGGGAAGTGCGCAACTGGGCTGCATACGTGCGCCCCGTAATGTTCACAGGGGTAGACCCATCGGAGGTCATGGTGACCTGAACGGTTTCTGTGTCACCTCGAACAAAAGTTAGATTCTGAATACCGGGTTGCGCCATACCAGACGGATACTACCATTTCACTTTGTTCGCCCACCAGGCGGCAGACATCTTGCCCTTAGCGATGTTCTTCGCATGGCGGGCCTTGAACGCCCTGTTGCGGGCAGAACCGTCAGGGGACCCTTGGACACCCTGTTGACCGAACCGAATCAACTTCACCTTGCTGCCCTCTTTGGCAAGCACCGCATGGGACTTCTTGGCGTTCGGGGTCCGCTTCGGCTTGTTATACCCAGCGAACTTCTCGCCCCGATATTCGATAGTCATTGTGGCTCCATTTCGACTGCGCCTGAATCAGATAGTACCTGATATGCGCCAACCTTGATAGTGGCAATCTCGCCTGCCTTCATAACATATTTGTTATTAGCCACCTGAGCGTTCACAGGACGTAACGCCCGAACCTGGACGGTCGCTGTGGGATTTTCCCACACAGGGTTATCTAGCAGTTCGCCGGTGGGGAGGGCAGCGACAAGTTTCCTTGACGCTTCTGCCCATGAGAACTTGCTAACCCCGGCAGGGCGTTTGCGGGGGAGTCGCCGCTGGTATGCGTCTGCCATCGCAGCCTTCAACAATTCCAAATCCGGTTCGTCCCACTGGCCGCACGTACGAGCCTTCGACTTCCCGCACGGCACCACCCACTCCGCCAGGTGCGCAAACTCTTTCTGCCCAGACGAATCCGACACAATGGTAGGGACACCCATAGCAATGGCTTGCAACGGCATCAGACCGAATCCTTCGCCACGGGCAGGAGCCACATAGCAGTCCGCTAGGTCGTACCAATCTCGTTGGGTTTCCGTATCCATCCACGAACGGTGCAACACAATGTTCGGGTGGTTTGTTTCCTCAGTGTCGAAAGCGTGGGGGGCTGCTTTAATGTGCAGTTCAGAGTCGGGCAGGTTTAGTTCTGTGAACGCTTTAACTACCAAGTCCAGCCCTTTGCGGTGCCAAAGAGACCCACCGGCAGCGAACCTGAACTTGCTGCTAGTTGTCGGTGGGGCTTGCCGCCAAAACTTAAGGTCCACCCCCAACGGGACTGCCTGCACATTACGATGATACGGGCTAAACAACTCCACGTTATGTTGGCACGGGACAAGAACCTGGTCATATTCATGCAGCCAGGGTTTGATAACAGTCGGCAACTGGTCGGTTTCCCACATTGTGAAAATGACACGATGCTGACCTTTACGCCAACCCTTAACCATCTCCGGCAGCATCATGTGGACATTCACCGAAGCGTTCGGGTGGATTACAACAGTCTTCGGGGCGTGGTCCACGAACCCTTTGAACATCGACCCGTAGCCGACACGAGAGTCATTGACCCCGTTCCATGACTGGTAGTTCACGCCACTTCAACAGGCGGTGCGACCGGTGCCCCTTCAATCTGCCAGCGTTCCGTAGCACCCTTCTCCAAAACTGCACAGCCGTCAATTTGACGTGGCTGCAAACCCTGCTGACGTAAACGCTTATACGCAGGCATATCTTTACTCCACCGTTTCTCACGGGCGTTCGCTTCACCGACAGACGCACCCCGAGACGTGGTGGTGTTGGCCCCCATACGGACCCCCAACACTTTGCAACCAAAACACCCTTCAACATCAACAGGATGTTTTTCTCTATGCTTCAATGTAATCCCCGTATCCTGCTGCTATCAGGTCTGCTTCCTCTGTAGCGGTCAGAGGATGGATGTGCCCGCCGTGGTAGATGTGCGCTATCTCGGTGTCGTCATCTGGTTGTGATTCGGTGAAAGAACCGTTGGTCAGTTTGTAGACGTTGCGTCCACGGGGCCAGCCACCAAGATAGGCGAAGATGCCTTCGCCTGAGCCGTCATCGAAACGGACGAACGGGTCGGTGGGCGGACGAAACGTAGCCATTGCTTGAGAATAGCAAAAGCCCCCCGCCTTTTATCCACCGCCCCAATGAAGGTAGGTTGAAGTGGAAGACGGGAGGCCGTGCTATTCCTTGTCGGAAAGATTACGAGTTGGCTCCGAGGCTCGAAGCCGATTCGATACGACGCAGTGCTTCCTGACGGAAGACGCTGTAGCCGACGAAGTGCTTCCAGCCAACCGGACGGAAACGCTTCAGCAGGTCGGTGACGGTGCCGTACACGATGGTCGGCTGTGCGCCGTACTCACCGCCGAGCGACACGCCCTTAGCAAGAGCCTGACGGCCCATGACGAGGGTACCGTACACGTCGATGTTGCCAGCCGAACCCGAGTTGTCCGAAGCGTTCTCGAACAGCGGGGCACGGGACGACTCAATGAAGCGCACGTTGTCAATCATGCCGATTTCGCCGTTGTACAGACCAGCAGGCTGGGTGTACTTGTACGAGTCACGCCAACCACCAGCGTCCACGTTCGAACGGAAGTCGAACGAAACGTCAGGGTGGATGAAGCCGACGTACGAACCGCCAATGGTCGGGACGTTGGCCTTACGCAACTGGGCGACAACCTTGCGGACATCGTTGATGTGCAGCACGTCGTCGCTGTTGATGGTCGTACGGCTCGACGGGTCGGTTGCGCCGCCCGTGGCGTAAATCACGTTGTCGCCAGCCTGAACGACCGAACGGCAAATCGTGTCAATCGACAGACCTGCGTTGTAGCCGACAGCCTGTGCAGCCACGGGGTCAACCGGGATGAACGAGGATGCCCGCAACTTGGCGGTCGTGACGGTTGCGTTACCGTATTCACGGAGCGTGACCGTAACCTGGCTGTCGCTCATTGCGACAGGGGTCACGTCCTCTGCTTCACCGAGTTCGGTGGTGGCAGCGGCAAGGTCAGCGAAGACCGTGAACTTGATGGATGCGCCAGGGTTGGTGGCGT